TTATATCCTGGGGCAGTTCCCGCCAAGCTCAATCAACACGCTCTTGGGCGCGGATGAGGTTAGGTTTGCGATGGAGCGGCACTTGACCGAAGATCAATACAGCTTTGCGCAGAAGCGGATAGGAATTGATGTTGCGCGCGAAGGCGACGACCGAACAGTATTGTTCCCGCGGCAAGGGCTGGCATCATTCAGGCCGGCAATCATGCGCACAAGATTAGGCTCCGACATCGCCGCAAGGGTAGCGTTGGGCAAGGAGAAGTTCGGCTCCGAGCTTGAGATATTCGATGACACAGGTGGTTGGGCGGGTGCGGCGATCGAGGCTTACGAACTGGCAGGGCATAAGGCTTTCCCGGTCAACTTCTCGGGTAAAGCGCTTGACCCGCGATACTTCAACAAGCGGTCTGAAATGTGGTTTCTGATGGCGAATTGGATTAAAGCGAACGGTGTTATTCCGAACATTCCGGAGCTTGGAAGGGAACTCACGACTCCGACTTATACGTTCTTCAAAGGCAAGCTGCGCCTTGAAGAGAAGGAGAAGATCAAGGCCAGGCTAGGATTCAGCCCAGATTTGGCTGATGCGCTGTGTCTTACATTCGCGCTTCCAGACATGCCGGCTTCGACCTTGCCTCAATGGGTGCGCGAGCAAAGGAACAAGACGCAGGCTGATTATGACCCGCTCTCTGCCGATAGGATGGCGATGGCATGATCGCAACGCTTGGAAAGGTTACAAGCATTCGAAAGGCTACGATCGAAGACCTTGAGTGGTTGCTGCAAGAGCTTAAAACATTCTCCGCCTTCATTGATTGCAAGACTCAAGTTTTCAACGAAGACTATGGCAGGGCTATGTTTCCGTTGATGCTCGATAAGCACGTTGTCTTCATTGCCGAAAGCGAGGGTGAGAGGCTTGGATTCATAGCAGGACTATTGACGCCGCATCCGTTTAACCCAAACATCAAGATTCTCCAAGAGTTGTTTTGGTGGGTGTCTGAACAGCACAGACGCTCGAGAGCCGGGCTCATGCTCTTGAATACCTTCATCGAAGAAGGCAAGCGGTTGGCTAATTGGACAATCATGTCTTTGGAATCGAATAGTCCTGTGCGTGAAGAGACGCTTCTTCGCCGAGGGTTTCGGCTCAAAGAACGCGCTTACATCTTGGAGGAATAATGCCAATCGCGACATCTACAGCTTTGTTGATTGCTGCCGGGGTGGCAGCGGCCGGCACAGCAGCAAGTATCAGCGCTTCCAACAGCGCGAATAAGAAAGCCAAGGGTGAAGCGGAGCTTCAACAGAGGCAGGCTGATGAACAGGCAAAATCCCTTGCAGACCAACAAATCAAACTGTCAGAGCAGCGGGCGACGCAATTATCCAGCACTTCTCCTGCGAGTGCAGCAGCAAGGGCGAGGCAGAAATCAAGGGCGGCTACGGGAGTTCGCAAGACAGTCTTGACTTCACCTTTGGGCGATGTCGGAGGTCTGGCAGGCAAAGGAGCGAAGACGCTTTTGGGGAGTTAGGAGTCTGGATGTTTCTCGAAAATCGGATTGCAATAGATGACGACCGCGTGATGGTTTGTCCTGACTGTCACCTGTTGATTACGAAGGAGATTGTGTCGCATACGGTTGATGAATGTCATCGGATTCTCGCCTATTTGAACGCTTATAGGCTTGAACAACTCCTGGCCGGCAGCAAGACTGGAAAAGTCAGTGAATGAAAGATATTTGCGAGTGCTGCCGCGAGACAAGACGCATGATGACATTGTGCTTACTGAAGCGTGGCAGAAACCGAATGACCAATGACGAAACCAATACCTGTTGGTGTTGTTGCGGTCATCTTATAGCGGTGAGAGTGGCAAGGATAAAGAACAAAAAATTATGCCTGACTTAACTCCTGACACAGTTGAAGGCCGTTGGCAGCGCGATGAACGGCTGCGAACGCAGCTTGAGAACGAGCGAACGAGCTTCATGTCTCATTGGCGCGACCTCTCTGACTATCTCTTGCCGCGGCGCGCAAGGTTCTCAATCACGGACTCAAACAAGGGTGATCGCAGAAACCTCAAGATAATCGACTCAACCGGTAGCCTGGCGGTTCGCACGCTACGCTCTGGCATGATGGCTGGCGTTACTTCGCCGTCCCGGCCGTGGTTCAGGCTCACGACTCATGAGCAATCACTGGCTGATGTTTACCCGGTGAAGATGTGGCTGCACACGGTAACACAGCGCATGGAATCAGTTTTCCTTCGGTCGAATCTCTACAACAGCCTTTCGATGCTCTACGGAGACCTCGGTGTATTTGCTACCGCAGCAATGTATATCGAGGAAGACTTCACCGGGGACGTGATTCGGACATTGGCTTTACCAGTCGGCTCCTATGCCATTGCAGTCAACGAGCGCGGAGTGGCGAACGTATTCATGCGCGAGTTCCAAATGACGGTGCGCCAAATCGTCAACAAGTTCGCAGTCGAAGGCAATCAGGTGAATTGGGATAAGATCAGCGGCTACATCAAAGACCTTTGGAACCGCGGCCAGCGCGAATCCTGGATTCAGGTAGTCCATATCATCCACCCGAACGACAAATTTGAGCCTTCTCGGATGGGCTCGGAGTTCAAAAAGTTCCGAAGTGTTTATTACGAACGAGGGCTTTCTGGACAAAACAGCCAGACCTATTTGATCGACACCGACAAGAAAAAGGTGCTGCGCGAATCAGGCTACGACTTCTTCCCGGTTTTGTGTCCGCGTTGGGAGGTAACGGCCGAAGACGTTTACGGCACGTCTTGTCCCGGCATGGAAGCGCTCGGAGACGTGAAGCAGTTGCAGTTGGGTGAGAGACGAATCATGCAGGCCATTGAGAAAAGCATCAATCCTCCATTGACCGGGCCGAGCATTCTCAAGCAGTCAAAGGTCTCGATCTTGCCTGGCGACATCACCTATCAGGATATTCGTGAGGGAATGAAAGGTTTATCGCCCACTTACACGATTGACCCTCGCATTCAAGAAATGGAAGCCAAGCAAGCGCAGGTCAGGATGCGGGTTAAAGAGACATTCTTCTCTGATTTGTTTAGGACTCTGATTGATGACCGCAGGAGCACTCCGCCTACCGCGGCAGAGATACACGCGATTCAAGAGGAAAAGGGAATCGGGCTTGGGCCTGTCCTTGAACAGCTTAACCAAGACCTCTACGACCCGTTGATCGATATTGTTTTCGACATGATGGTAAGGCAGGGCATGATTCCTCCGCCGCCTGAAGAGCTTCAAGGCCAGCCGCTTAAAGTGGAATATGTCTCGATCATGGCGCAGGTGCAGAAGCAAATCGGCCTCTCAAGCATCGAGCGCGTAACAAACTATGTCGGGGCTATCGCGGCCGTCAATCCTGAAGCTCTGGATAAGTTCGACTCGGACAAGGCGATAGAGAGCTATTCGGAGCGCTCTGGCATTGACCCGGACATCATCCGTTCAGATGACCAGGTGGCTGAAATCAGGAATCAGCGCGCCCAAGCAGCACAAGCACAACAAATGATGGCTACGATTCAACAAGGGGCTGCCACAGCAAAGGACTTGGCTGGCGCTGACCTCGAAAAAGACAGCGCGCTTAAACGGCTAGTCGGGTCTCAAGAGACTGCGTGATGGAGTCATTGGTAAAGAACGCAGCCGATGAAGGACAGGTGCAAGCTGCATCCAAAAAAGAAGGTTTCAAACGGAGGCAGGAAATCGATGACATTCAAACCGTCTTGTCTATTCAAGCGGGTCGCAGATTGCTTTGGCGAATTATTGAGCATTGCAAAGTCTTTGAATCGATTTGGAACGGAAGTGCGCTTATTCATTACAACTCTGGCAAGCAAGATGTCGGGCATTTCCTCTTGGGTGAAATCACAGAAGCGAAACCGGAAGCGCTTCTCGAAATGATGGGTTCAAAGTTAAAGGAGAACGACAATGGCTGATGCAGCAGGCGCGCAGGCTACCACCGAAACGCCAGAAGCATTGCAGGACGCGGCATTCGCGGCAACAGAGGCATGGCAGGCAAAGCCAGATGATGAAGGTCTAAAGACAGCGGCCAAGGATGCCGTAGGCAAGGCAAAGACCGCTACAGAGACGGCCAGGAAGTCGGCAGCAGAGGCCAAGACCAAAGCCGATGCCGAAGCTGCAACGAGGAAGGCTCCGGACAAATACGAATTAAAAGCGCCAGAGGGTTCGCTCATTGACGCAGCCGGCGTTGAAAGGATTGCGGCTCTTGCTAAAGCGCAAGGACTTTCAGCTACGCAGGCGCAAGCGTTGCTTGAGCATGAATCCCAGGCGGCATCTGCGGCGAAAGATGGGCAGACAACGCAGTTGGAAGAAATGAGCGGGAGGTTGCTGGAAACGGCCAAGGCGGACAAGGAAATCGGCGGGGAAGGTTTCGCAAAGAACGCCGAGAAAGCCAAGCGAGTCGTGGACAAATACGGTAGCCAAGAACTCAAAACTGCCCTTAACGATTCCGGGCTAGGCAATCATCCGGAGTTAATTCGTTTGTTGGTTAGGGTTTACAATTCAGGAAAGATGGGCGAGGATTCGTTCGTCTCGGGTTCGAGTGTTGGCGGCGACACGCAAAGCGCTGCTGAAAAAATGTATCCTTCTACGAAGGAAAACTAAAACAAAGGAGAACTAATGGCAACTCTAGGTTCGTCATTACTGACGCTTGCTGATTGGGCGAAGCGTCTTGACCCGGATGGCAAAGTCCCAACGATCGTGGAGCTATTGAGCCAGACGAACGAAATCTTGCTCGACATGCTTTGGGCGGAAGGCAATCTGCCTACCGGACACCGAACGACTGTCCGAACTGGTCTGCCCACCGTGGCGTGGCGTCTGTTGAATAGGGGTGTTGCGAAGAGCAAGTCCCGCACAGCGCAGATCGATGAAGCTGTCGGTATGCTTGAAGCTCGGAGCGAGGTCGATGAGGATTTAGCCAAGCTCAACGGCAACCTGTCCGCTTTCCGGTTGTCGGAAGCCCAAGCGTTCATCGAAGCCATGAATCAGGAAATGGCGAGCACGTTGTTTTACGGCAATTCGTCAACAGCACCGGAAGAGTTCACCGGGCTGGCTCCGCGGTATTCTGCCACGTCTGCTGCGAATGGACAGAACATCATTCTGGCTGGCGGCGCAGGGTCAGACAACAGTTCCATTTGGCTGACCGTGTGGGGCGACAATACTGTCTTCGGAATCTTCCCCAAAGGTTCCAAGGCAGGGCTCATTCACGAAGATTTGGGGCTAGGCGACGCCTTTGATTCCAGCAATGACCGCTTCCGCGCCTACATGGATAGGTGGCAATGGAAGTCGGGAATTGCTTTGAAGGACTGGCGCTTCGCAGTCCGCATCGCGAACATCGACATCAGCGCGCTAGTAGCAAAGGTATCGGCGGCTGATCTTACGGAGTTGATGATTAAAGCCGTTCACCGCATTCCTTCAATGGGAATGGGTCGGCCGGTCTTTTACGTCAACCGGACAGTGATGCAGATGCTCGACATTCAGCGCCGGGATGACGTGATCTCCGGTGGCGGGTTGAGTTGGGACACCGTGGATGGCAGGCGCCAGGCGAGCTTCCGCGGCATTCCTGTTCGCGTGTGCGACGCTCTGTTGGAAACAGAGTCGTTGGTCGCGTAATCGTGTAAAACAGAAAAAGGAGGATTCAAATGATCTTGGATTCGCAGGCGATTTTCGATGAAGCAGCAGAGCATTTAACGACCGGGGTTTCTACCAATGTGCTCGACCTCGGCGGCGCGTTTGACGTGGGAACGGGAGAAGACCTTTATGTCGTGGCGGTGGTAACGACTGCCTTGACAGATGGAGGC